GTGCTTCCAGAGGTCGTACACGGTTCGGAAGACACGACGTACTCCGTGGCCTATGGGAACATGGTGGGTCTTCTCATAGAAGCCATAAAAGAGCTTAAACTAGAAATCGATGAATTAAAGAAGTCGAGATGAATGTCGTAGATGTATTAGGACTCACGAGTTCTATCATAATAACACTCATGTTTATACCGGAGGTCGCACACGTGTACAAAAATAGTGATGCGAAAGCCATAAATTATTCGTTTTTACATCTAAACCTCGTCGCGAGCGTTTTAGCGCTCGTATATTCCGTGCATTACCGAGTCATTCCCATGATAATTACGAATGTATCGGCCGGTTTATTTTCATTAGTGATGTATCATTTTAAATATGTAAATGAGGTTAAAGAAAATACTAGTAATAGTCATATAGCTTCTATAGTGTAGTGGTCTATCACTTTGGACTTTGAATCCAACGACCCTGGTTCGACTCCAGGTGGGAGCTGTATCCGGCCTTAGCTCAGTTGGAAGAGCAATGGATTGTAGTGGTATGATATAACCCTCCATGGGTCAGGTGTTCGAATCACCTAGGCCGGACCATTCCGTCTTAACTCAATCGGAAGAGTGTGAGGCTGTTAACCTCAAAGTACGGGGATCGAAACCCCGAGACGGAGACCAAGCACCAATAGCTCAGGGGTAGAGCGCGCGTTTAGTAAGCGCGAGGTCAGGAGTTCAAATCTCCTTTGGTGCAAACGAGATGACGCAGTGGAAGCGTGTTGGGCCCATAAAACACATATGTTTTATTAGGGGCATCCAAAAGTCGGTTGATCGAAACAACCTCTCGTTATCTTTACATGTTATCCATCATGTAAAGATGACCCAGTTAAAAAAATAACCTCACTATATATAAAATGTCTGGTGGTATTGCCCAACTCGTCGCCGTCGGTGCCCAGGATGCCCATCTCGTCGGCCAACCCGAAGTCAGTTTCTTCCGTTCAAACTATCGTCGTCACACGAATTTTGCTCAAACCGTGGAGCGTCAGGTGCTCCAGGGCATCCCAACCGCGGGTGGTATCTCTACCGTGCGTTTCGAACGCAAGGGGGATCTCCTCGGGTATTGCTACATCACGCGTCGCAGTCCAGGTGCGTATACGAAAGCGCAATGGGCGAGCCGAATTAAGAAGGTCGAACTCTTGATTGGAGGACAAGTCATCGATGATCAATCGTCTCATTTCTCTCAGTATATCGCGCCGACCATTCTCGCGCAAAACACGAGTAAGGGTCCAGATCGTTCGAGTACGTCGACGTCTCGATTTTACCCACTCCGATTCTCCTTCTGTGAAAACTGGCAATCTGCGATCCCATTGATCGCGCTCCAATATCACGATGTTGAATTGCGCATCACGTGGGATACCCCAGTGGACAATGATTATGAAATCCATGCGCAGTATGTTTATTTGGACACCGATGAACGCACAACCTTGGCGGCCATGCCACAAAATATGATCATCACCCAAACACAAAAGGCCATCGCTTCCGGATCTGCCATGCAAGAACTTAACTTCAACCACCCAATCAAGTTGTTGGCCTCTTCTAATGTGTTCGACGACAGTAAGACGCTCGGTATTGCGACCGGTTCCATCAAGCTCCAAATCAACGGCACCGACGTCACGGATTCCAAGCCAACTGTTCCACATTACACGGAATGCACCATGTACTACCACACCAGTGCTTCGTCCGTCGAAGGTGATGCCGGTAACTATTTCTTGTACCCATTCTGCCTCGAGACCTCGAAGCTCCAACCAACCGGTTCGCTCAATTTCAGTCGATTGGATTCCGCGCGACTCGTTTCTACTGGCGGTACATTCTCTGCGGGACAAGACCTGTATGCGGTCAACTATAACATCTTGCGTGTCGAGAACGGTATGGGTGGTTTGATGTACTCTAATTAAATTTATTTACACACTAATAACAAATGCTTTGGAAGTATTTGTTTCTTCTAGGGTTTGTGTTCGTGCTCACGTATGATCCAAAATCCAGGACACTCGAAAAATTCATTTCCCCCGTCAATCAGGAGGAAGCTACTTAAAAAGATTTAACGTTTCTATTACATAAATATGTTGTCTTTTGACCGCGAAACGCTCACGATCGTGGCCATCATAGTTTGTATCGCTGCGACTGTCTACATGTATAAGGAGTTTACGAAGGCAAAGAGTGACATCGAAAACATCAAAGGTTTCTGTAATAAAATCGTTCAAGCGCACACACCACCACCACAACCTTCAACCTCCCTTCGTCGTAATGACGACGCGGAAGACGAAGACGAAGATGAGGAACTGGTACACGTAAATAAAATCGCCGAGACCGAAGAAAATTAACATCTCAGAGAATTATAACTTGCGATCACGCAATGAAAAAATATAAAGCTATAGCGGTACCGGTAATATTTACGGGTGATAAACCAACATTCCTTACGGTGAGAGATAAGCGCTTTAAAGACTGGATATTCGTGACCGGGGGGTGTCGCCGAAGAGAGATTTTCAATCCAATTCGGTGTGCCCTTCGCGAACTTGAAGAAGAGACACGTGGTGTGGTCTCTTTGAAGAAAGGCGAATATACGGAATTTAAATTTACAGTAAAAGAGAGTCCGACCGTGGATCTCGAATATAACGTTTTTGTATTCTTTGTGAATTACACAAAACCAGAACAAATAGAACTCGTGCGAAAGTTCAATGATGAAAAACAAAAAACAATAATTAAAAAAATACAAAAACAACCAATAAAACGCACACACGATGAAAATGATTTCATGTCTTTCGATACTCTCCAGGAATTCAGATTGAAAAAACAGTGGGATCGTATCACGAAGAACATTCTAGAAAATCCGGATTTCTATTCGTGTGTCACATCCTTAAATAGAAAATCCTTTGCTATTAAATAATGAAGTCAAAGAACTACATTTTAATGCAAATACACGATTTACTAATAAATAGGTATTCATACACACCCAAAAAGGCGAATCAATACATAGAGGAACACAAAGAAGATAAGGTGTACGAACTTTTGGTCATCAAGAAGAAATTATCAGAAGATGAACCCGTGTATCCAGATATTTCTTATAGAAAGACCATGTGGCGTGACATTGAATACGACGAAGAAGATTAAAAGAATAAATACATGTAATGGTAAGTATGTTCAAGGAGTGGTGCAAAAGTCATGGCTTCTTTGAAAAGAACCCCAATCCATCACACGTGTTCATGGACGGCGGTGTGCTGTCCGTACCGTTTGATAGATTGAATGATTTTTATAAAAAATACGTGGAGTGCATAAATTTGAATGAAAAGGTGTATCTCGTCGAACAAAAAACCGTCGACGCCTATAACTTTTTCGTCGATCTCGATTATAAAGATGATGACCCGATGACCATCGAGGAAATACAACGAGTGTGTAAATTCATATGTGATAAGGTTTCCAAACACGGCGGTAAAGACGCGCTCGTGTGTGTATCTAAACCCAAGAGTGTCGGGGATCTGATAAAAACGGGTGTACACATCAACTGGCCGAATTTTCCAGTGAATCGTTCTTCCGCTTTAGCGCTCAGGGAACACGTGATAAATACATTAACTCTCGTGTACGGTTCGAAGGATTGGAATGAAATCGTGGATCTCTCCGTGTATGGAAGCAGTGAAAGAAATACGCGTGGGAGTGGTTTCAGAATGCCGTTTTCACACAAGTGGGTGACACACAGGGCGTGTAATGGAAAAGGGTGTGCGGCGTGTAATCGCGTGGGTAAAGAAACACAGAGTGAATATTTGCCCGTGCTCATGTACAAACATGGACCCCTGTCCATGTTTCAAAAAATATCACCGGAACCGACGGTCGAAATCATGGAGATGGCCACACTGCGCAGCGAGTGCACCGAACCAAACGTAATAGAAGGTGCGCGTCAGATGAAAATGGAGGGTGATTTTACGGCGAACCAAACAAAGAATGAACTCAAAGATCCCGAGACATGCGCGCTCATGGAAACGTTCATTCGAAAAAATATGCAAGGACAAGCGCACGCGAGAATCAAAAATATTTATAAAGAAAAAAACAGTTACCTCGTGGCCACGACCTCTAAATATTGTGAAAATACAAAACGAAATCATGGATCAAATCATGTCTGGTTTCACGTATTGGGTGATACCGTATCCCAAAAATGTTTTTGTCGATGCGAAACCATGCGAGGTCGTTTTTATGGATTTTGTAAGGATTTTTCGGGTAGACGACACCAACTTCCACCGACGATCGTCGACCGACTTCAAGTCATGAAGTATAAATCCCCACCAAAGAAAAAGATAACAGAAGCGCCCAAGGTGGATCCAAACGAGGATTTGAAAATGTACATCAAGAAGTACATGATCGATGACGAAAATCTACAAATACATAAGATTAACAAAGAGAGGGGTAAAAAGAGTGTGATCACCACGAATCACGTGTGTCGGGTGTGTTCGACGAATGCAACGTTTACGGTGGTAAAGAGTGAAATACAACAGAACTGTAAGTGTTCGACTCGAAAACACAGGCTTATAGATAAAATAGTATCTAAATTATAAATGTTAGCGGTCGTTTTCTTGCTCGCGATCATTTATATGAGTTCTAAAATGGTGAGATGTGGCACTGATCCAGACGTCATCAATAATCTCATTAAGGAAACTCATAAGTACTCGGGTATAAATGGTATTTTATACCGAGAATTCCTAGCAAACATAAACATGGCCAGAGAATTTAGTGGTCATGAGGATATTTCACGCAAACTCCTCGAACGCGCGATGCATAATATAGAAGAACTCGGCCTATATGTGACTTCAACGGATACATCGGTCGCAGAAGAATTAAACGAAATAATGAACAAAATAACCATAGAATTCGAATACATGTATAGACGGACTTAAAGATGTAATCATTAAAAAGTATAAATGACTGTCATTAAGACTCGATCGGGTAGAATTTCTAAAGCACCAGAACGCCTCGAAATCATTGAAGACGTTGAAGATGACTTCAGCGACGAAGATGATGTCGATTTCGATGAAGACGATTACGATTCCGAAACTGAATCTGAATCCGACTCCGATTTAGACGACGATGAAGACGCCGACGAAAACGGTAATTTGGCTGGATTTATTGTAGACGATGAAGATGAAGATGAAGATGAGGAATAATCTAGTTAAAAAAATAAAACGCGAAATTATAAAATGGAGAGTGATATAGGCAATCCGATCGATTACAATCCAGACATCTTAGAGAAGGAAGAGTCGCACGCACCCGAGGAACAGCCTGAACATGAACCCATGTATTACTATCCACCACCACAGCATCAACCGATGCACATGCAGAACTATCAAGAAAAGATAGATCTCTTCTCGAATCTAGACAAAACCGCGTACGTGGTTATATTCGTAGCCTTCATATTAGGCTTTTTCATGGGGAAAACCATGCAACCAGTCATCCTTCGGCCAGGATGAGAATCCCTTAAAATCTGGTGTAGGTTCATCCCTGGAATCTAGAAAATACGCTCGACTCACGACGAGTGGATCTTTAGATGCTGCTTCCGCGACTTCGGTCGCCGTGACGTATGGATCTTCTTCTTCCATCTTCCGTTTAAGCTCCCCGACTTCACGGTCTCTCACGCTTAAACCGAAAATGTATAACACGATAAGAATGGTCACCACGTTGAATGCGATGGTCAACATACTTATTATATGCTTGATTTTATTTTTAATATTTAGTTGGAGTTTACTTCTTCACCCTTTTCGACTTCCCCGTCTTCTTTCGTGTCTTGAGCCTCGACGCTCGTCTCTCTGGCCTTGCGACGCTCTTCGATTTCATTCGCGACGATTTCATCGGCTTCACGCACGAGCTCTTCCATGATGACGTCCGGCTTCTCCTTCTTGAGACGTTCGAGCACTTCGGCTGGGTGAGAGATCGGTGGTTCGTCTGGTTTCGTGTAATACTTGGAATTTTCATCACCGGGCTTCATGAACGTGTTCGCGGAGGATTCAATCATATCACGCTTACGCTCTTCAAACATCTTCGCCGCCATCGCTTGGTTTTCCTTGTACCCAGACATTAGTTCTTCCAGCTTCTCGTTGGTGTAATGCACGTCGTCGATCACATTGGGATCCGGGGGGATCAACAGCCACTTGTACATG